ATCGCGTCGTACTGCTGCCGCGCGACCGCGTAGGCCTTGTCGTCGCGGATCACCTTGCGCGGGATACCGAGCGCGACCACGGCGCGCTCGATAACTTCCTCGCCGTTGAACTTCATCATCAGCCCGGGGTCCGCGTTGATGAACGGCATCGCGAGCTCGACTGCACGCGAGATACCCACGAGCTCGTCGACCTTCTGCATCTGCGTGCCCGGGCTCTCGTACTCGATCTCGTACGCCTCGAGCTGCGGCGGCGGCATCGGGATCTCGCCCGAGCGCAGCAAGGCGTCGACCTCGCGCTCGATCAGCGGACCCAGGAGCTCGCTCTGCTGCCGACCCATCGCCGGACCCAGGAGCTGCCCCTTCTCGTTCGCGCGCTCGAGGATCTCGGTCGCCGTCATCTGCTTCGATGGGTCTTCCATCAGGATCAGCCACAGCGACTCGAGGAAGGCGTCCGCGATGATCTTCTTCTCGTCCTGCATCATCTCGCGCGTCAGGTCGAGCCGCGCGCCCGTGATCAGCGGCTTGACCATCTCGCGACCCTCTTTGTCGAGGCCGCCGAAGGTCTGCCCGCCCGGGTGTAGACGAACGGCCTTCCCGCCCGTGCCGAGCACACCGTCGTCGCGCAGCAAGAGCGGCGGGTCGACGACCTTGTGGCCGGCGCGCAGCAGCGTGCGCTTCTGCTCCTGCAGGATCTTGATGTTCGGCAGCACGAGCATCGCGGGACCGCGCCCATACGGCTCGGACGGGTTCACGGTGTACCGGCTGTACAGGTACGGCTGCGAGGCGTATCCGCCCTGGCCGAGCAGGCTCTGGTCGTCGATGCAGATGTAGATCGACTCGAATGCCATGCCTCGAGGCCCAGGCGCCTGGAAATCCTGCAGCTTGTTCGGGCGCACCAGGTGCAGGTACTCGTGCTCCATGAACGGGTCGCGGTCGACGACCTCCTGCACGCGCGGGGGTGCGCTCTTCCCCCAGGTCTGCATCGACTGCTTCGCGGTCTGCTTGTAGCAGCGGTACACGGTGTCGATCTGGCCGAACGGATCGAGCGCGATGTAGGTCTGGTTGATCGAGATGTGCATGTAGCGGAGCCCGCCGCGGGGGTTCGTGTCGACGTACAGACACGAGTTCCCGTAGGCGCCGAGGCTCTTGTAGCACTCGTGCATGTGGCTGTAGAAGCCCGACGTCGGGGCCGCGCGCGCCGAGAACAGCCGATCGGTGACCAGCTCGAGCCAGTCCATCACCTCGCCGTCTTCGACGAGCTCCTCGTCCATCGGCTTGAGCGTGTGCCACCGCTTCTGTCGCGGCGTGAGCAGCGACTCCATCGCGGCGGAGAACCGCTCGAGGCCGAGTGCGGCGGTCGCGTCGAGCATCTGCTCTGTCCGCTTATCGCCCGGGGATCGCTGCGTCAGGAAGTCCGCGCCGTGCGGCCACACGCGGTCCTTCACTTCCTGCCAGTGAGAGTCCCAGTTCGTGCGCGTGCCCTTCGCGCGGTTCAGCAGGTGGATGAGCTCCTGCACGTCGGGGCGACCACGTCGGATCGGGATCACCTGCGCGCTTGCCATCCCCTATGCCCCCAGCAGAACTTTGGCACCCACGCTCGCCGGCTTCGAGACTCCGAGCGGACCCGTGAGCTGCGTCGAGGCGCGCCCCTGGCCCATACGGCTCCGGCGTTCTCGCTCCTTGGCGCGCGCCGCTGCGGCCCCCGTGTCGATGCTCGATGGCGGAGTAGGAGCAGCGCCCGGCTTCGTGTCACCCGCGAGCGCCTTCGAGGCCAAGAGGCCCGCTCCGCCGAGCGCGGCCTGCTGCGCGAATGGATTCTTGGCAACGGTCCCGGCGGCACTCAAGGCCTGCGAGGTGAACGACTCCGCCGCGATCGGTGCGGTCGGCGTCGCGCCGGCAGGGACAGCCGCACCGGCTGCGGCTTCGCCCGCGGTCGGCACCCCCGCAGTCACACCTGCACCTGCACCACCCGTTGAAGCACCGCCGACTGTGCCGGTGACCCCACCCGCCAGGGCTCCACCGGCTGCGCCCATCGCCGCACCTTTCAGGATGCCCTTTTTTCCACCTGTTAGACCACCGACCGCACCACCCGCCACGCCACCGACTGCGGCGCCCTTCAGCGCCGCCATCGCGAACGTCGTCAGCGCCGTCAGAGTCAATGGATCTACGCCCATGCCGTACCCCCCACGAGCACCTTGTAGGCGCCCCACTCGTCCTCGAGCCAACCGTAGCGCCGAAGGTAGCGTCTCATCGCCAGCGCAGGCACATCGGGCCGGCCGACAGGCAGCACGCTGTAGAGTTTCCGTGCGCCGAGCTCGCGGCCGAGGTCTTCGATCAGCCGCAACGAATCCGGGTTGATCGCGCGCCCCGAGCGCCTCGGGTCACCGATCCCGTGGATGACGAGCGCGCCGACGAAACACTCGGGCACCTCCGCCCCTGCCATCACCGGCTGCACGAACCAGAGAATCCCGATCTCGTTCGTGAACCAAGTCCCTTCATCGATCTCGAACCGCGTGATCTGGCGCGGGTAGCCCCACGCCATCGCCTGGTCGGCGAGCGCCTGCGTGACCGGGCAGCCCCTAGCTGACGCGGTCTGCACCAGAGTCGTCGTTCGGCTTGGTGCCCTTCTTGAACTTCGGCCAGACGTAGGTCTTCGGCAGCTCCTTGTCGTTCGGCACGCGACCCTGCCGCGACGACACCGGCACGCCGCCATCGTGCTTGGCGTACTTCCTCTCGATCATGTGGTCGGGTGCCTTGCACCGAAGGCACTCCTCCGCAACCACCTTCTGGCAATACGAACAGATCGGCATCGGCTCCTCCTTCAATTTGGGACGATGATCTCGGACTGCGCCGTGGTCGCGAGCTGGTGAGCTCGCAGGCAGTCGATGCAGAAGAGCAGGTTGACCACCCGCTTCGACGACACCTCGGCCGGGCTCCAGCGCCGGGTGCGCTTGCACGATCGACAGGGCGCGTAGCACTGGCCGTTGTGGATGCGGATCCCGATCGACTCGAGCGCCTGCGCGATCTCGCGGACAGCCGGGTGCTCCATGTTTCCCCTATAGCTCTGCTGTCGCAGGATAGCGCCGTCCGCTCTGCGCGAAACGGTCTGGCGCGAATACTGGCTCCGCGAACGTGAGCGCGAGCGCGTCGCCCAGGTCCGGGCTCGGCAGTCCGCGCGCCTTGAGCTCGTCCTTGGACTCGAGCTTCACCTTGCCGTTCGACCTGAACTCATACGTCGGCCCGCACAGATCGGTCTTCAGCACCGGGATGTTCTGAATCGAGCCGCCCTGCTCGAGCCAGTCGCGCATCCCGAACCACATCTCGGTGCGCTTGTCCTGGTAGTGCTCGTCGCTCGCGCGCGCCCCGAAGTTGACCCCGACGACCGAGTAGCCGAGCTGCCGCAGCCGGTCGATCACACCCGCGCCCATCCCGCCCTCGTCCACGAACACGGCCTGCGGGTTCTCGCGGTCGATCGCGCGCGCGACGTGGCCGGCGAGCGTCATCAGGTCGAGTCCCTTGAACGCCACCGGATTGAAGGCGGTCAGCCCCTGCCGCACCTGGATCACCGATCGGTCATCGCCGAAGCGCGCGACATCCACACCCATGACCACCGGCGCGAAGCTGTAGAGCGTGTTCGCATACACGCGCTGCGCCGCGGCGCTCGCGATATCGATCGTGATCAGCGTGTCCGAGCTCGACGCCGTGAAGTCGCACAGGAACTCCTGCCGATAGGCCGCGTCGCTCATGTCGCGCTTCGCCGCCTCGAGCTCCTCGGGAGGCAACCACGGCAGCTTCGTCTCGTCCGCCCGGTACAGAGCCGCCGCCCATGTCGGGTCAGCCTGTGCGCGCAACCAGAGCTCGTGAAACGTATCCATGCCGTGCGGGGTGCCGATGAACATCGCCCAGCCGCGGCGATCGGTGAGCGCCGGCCGGATGATCTCGGCCCAGACGTGCGGCGCGATGCCCGCGACCTCGTCGACCACGATCCCGTCCAGGTAGAGGCCGCGCATCGACTCCTCGTTCCCATCGGATCCGCCGTAGAGCGTGACCCTCGAGCCGTTCGGGAACTCGACGTAGAGCTCGCTCTCGTTCTTCCGGGCGCCCGGGATCTTGGCTGCAATCGCCGAGAGGTACATCCAGGCGATCTGCTTCGCCTGCTTCAGTTTCGGGGCCAGGTAGGCGTAGCGCGGATGGATCAGCGGGCAGCGCAGCGCCCGGTCGACCAGGGTGTGAATCGCGAGCACCGTCTTGCCCCAGCGCCGATGCGCCACCACCACCGCGAAGGAGTGTTCCGATAGCGCGTCTTGAACCTCGAGCTGATGCGCGTGCGGCTCAAACTCGAGGTCGACGATCACGTCTTGCCGCGGTCGTATGGCCCCCGTGCGAAGCCCGTGATCACCTGGATCGTGGTCGGCACCGTGACCTCGGCCTCGACCTTGTTCGGCAGCAGCCGGCTGATCAGCGACACGAACGCCTTCGCATCCATGCGCGCCACGCCCTCGAGGTACTCCTGTCCACCTACGGATTCGAGGGCGGCGAGCACCATCTCGCGGAGCTCGGGTGACTTGGCGCCGGGGAGAATGTTCTTCGCGCCCTTCTTGCGTCCGCTACCCGGAGTCTTGCCGCCCGGTCGTGGGCGTCCGGTCGGCCAGGCCATACCTACCGAGACCTATCCCTGCACGAACGCCAAGCGATCGACGCCACGGTTCTCGAGCTCCTGGCGAATCGCTTTGACGCACCGGATGAGCTTGTCGTTCGGCAGCGCATCGTCCCAGGTGACGCGCACCTTGCCACTGACGGTTGAGGCGCCAACCGTGAGTGTTGCACCGCTCATCCGGTCGGCTTGCTCCGCACTCGTCGAGTGTTGGGCAAAGATGTCAACAAAGCAGGCCGCCATAGACCCTCCTCTCTAACTGTTTGCTGCAGCAGCGTTTTCGGCACGCGCTCTAGAATGGATGATGTGCTCCGCGTATCGCAGGCATTTCAGCACGTCATCGCGAGTGGAGGTGTTGTCGAAGGCTACGCGCACGTCATTGGTTCGGGCCGCGCCGGTCGCGAAAGCCTCGGCCTGCATGTGACCGCTCGAAACGTCAGCAAGGCTGATATCGATGCATTTCAGCGCCATATCGAACCCCCAGTTCTGAAC